GATTTGATGCACCAGTTCTTGGATGAATCTGGATTATACGAAGAGCCTAAATATAGTATGATCGCAGAGGCAGTTGGTCTACAAATGGAGATAGCCCCACTCGAAGCACAAATGAAGATGGGAGAAAATGAAGCTCAGGGAAGAACTTTTAGTTCTCAGATAAGTGAACTCCGAGGAGAAGTCACCAGATTGGAACATGCGTATGCAGGACAGCCTGGAGTTGAAGAAGCGAGTCAGATTCTTAGGGAGCGATTGAGAGACTTGGAGGAAGTGTCCAATGTTCAGGTGTTTATTCCAACACGTGAGAGACTCAAGATGAAACTGCAAGAAAAACAGATAAAGAAAGAGCTAGGAAAATGTGTGGACATTATGAAAGCTCAGGGGAAAACAGGAGTCCAGGATTCTCTGCGAAATAGATTCTATGCTGTTTACAACTTCGCTCCTGTCTATGAATATTCCAGAATGGAGAGTGGAATTTGGGTAGCAAAATCCACCATTTTTGGAAGAAAGTGGGACGGGGCAGGTGTGAACAAGAAGGAAGCAGAGGAGTGTCTGTTGGAGGAGATGATGAAAGAGTTGAAAATTCTTGAACATGGAGAAGTCAAACGAGATGCAGTTCTTCTTGAGAAAGCAGGAAAAGAAAAACGCACAGGGGATGAAACCAATACGAAACTTGTGAAAATTCCGGAGACCGAGTTCGAATTATTGGTGAAACAACTGAGGGAGTCAAGTTTGGACCCAGCACTGAAGGAGAAAGTAAATAAATTGTACCAGATGCGTGCGCAAGGCGCAGATTGGAGAGTTAAAAGACCTACAATATCCCAGCAGCAGCAACGAATTTCAAATGCCTGCAGAGGAAAATTCCCAATATGGGGTTATATATTGGGTTTTGCAGGACCAGTGACGGTATGCAGATTGGCATCTACGAGTAAAGCCTTCAGTTATGCAGCTGACAATCCTTTGTATTGGAGGAGTCTGTTTGCTAAGTTGGTAGGTTTGAATGTGGGAATGCATCCAAAAGAGCATGTGGAATTATTTGATACTGCTATGGTAACAGAGTTCAAAGCTGAGAATTTCAATCCAACAATTTTCTGGAGTATTGAGCACCCCTGGAAGGAGATGTGCCGATATTTCATGGAAAGAGATAAGTTGAATGAA